CTTCAGCTGAGCGTGAAGATGAAATGTAATAGTCATAATTAGTTTGAGGAAGTATCTTATTTTGCTCGATGAAGTTATCAGCCCTTGCCCTAAAATCAGTCAATAAGAACTTAAAGCTTTCAAATTCTCCTGTATTATCATCTACATACGGATTATAAACTACCTTATTCCCGCCAATTATTCGGCCACCAATAGAATAGCCTACAGAATAATTATCCATGCATTGGGCTACAAAGTGCATCACGTTACCCATTGTGTAATTTGCAGTCGCAAGTTCGAATGGTCCAAATGTGTCACTACCGCTTTTTGTTTCAAATACGAACTTAGAAACTGTGTTATTCGTTCTGCCAATTAATGCCCACAAAGCATAATTCTTTACAATCCCGCTATTATTAACTGGCAAAAAATCGACCAAGATATAATTCTTAATCAAAATTTCGTTTAGGTAGCTTGTAAGCGGGATGTCATATACTCGCTTTTCTCGATTTAAGGCTATTCGTTCATTCAAGTTGTTATAGTTTTTTGATAGGTAATATCTGACTTTTGCATAATTATTGTGATATGCAACTTCTTTTTTGTAGATAATATAATTGTCAATAGTTTTTTGGCCAATCTCTTTAATTTCATCATGGTCTTTAACAACTGTATCAACAATATACTCATCATTGCCTAAGCGACTGATTTTTCCAAGCAGATTAACACCATGTCTTAATGATGATATCACTTTTTCGGATTGATTATCGATAGCCGATAATTTAGCTTTTTCGTTGTCATACATTCCCGGCTTTGTGATTTTTGTATAAGTATCAATATATGGAATATACTCAATTTTTGTTAAAGTGTCCACCTCATTATTGCTAATAATAATGTAATACCGCCGATCTCCGTGTATTGGTCTTAACTGCCTTTCATAAGCGTGTCTAATTGCTTGCTTAAACGTTGAGTAAGATATTAACCCTAGAAATCTCTTTGCTCGGTTCGCATCGATAGTCGATGTATTTCTTTGGTAATAAATTGTATTGCGTTTCGTAAAATCATAGCAATTATCGGGTTCGCGATCATCTAATAGTTTATAAGCTTCTTCATCAAAAACCGCATCAGTAATATCTATTGCAGACTCATAATTATTGCTTTCTAGTAGTGCGCTAGTATCGTAATCTTCAGCAGAAATATTACATAAAACCTTAAAATTCAAAATCCTTTCAATTGGAAACGCGGTTGAAATAGACATATTGTCACTTGTCAATACGGATTCTGTTGTTTTGAAACTGGTCCAATCTTGAAAAATGGTATTAGGAATAATGCTGTTCGAACCACTGGCTTCAATAACTCCGGCAAACGTTTCAACATTATTACTTCTTTCCGTACTAGCAATTTTAGCAAACTCAATCGTTTCTTTAACTTCGTTCATATCAACGTGCGAGATTTTTATGTCGTTGAAGTCATCAATCTTTTCAATGTAAACACGAGCGTTTTTAACCGCAAGCATGGCATCAAGTATCTCGCGAAGTGTTGCTTTATCAAAGAAAAAATCCTCGCCGGGTGTATTGCCTAAGAAGGTTACCAAATCGCTCGATAAACTAAATCGTGGGTTTTGTTCCACTTCGATTAGTTCTGCATTCACAAGTGCTTTTTCAATTTGTGCTTTAAGTGTATCCGTTTTGTTAGTCAAGCAAAGATTATATACAAAAATTTTTTCTAAGTATTTTGTAGGTTCGATGTAGATAAGTGTATGCCTAAAAACATAAGGAAATATTTTTGTGTGTTGCTCCATTCTTTCCTCAGCTGCTAGAAAGAATCGCTCTTTATTTGAATATCTTGCCATCGTTAAAATACCACTCGAATAGCTGATGACTTTATAGACCTGATTTTCGGCATCATCCGTTTGGTTTGTGAGTTCGATCAAATCGTCTGCACTTGCTGTATTTAATTGATTACTCCATCCATAGCTTTCGCTAACATAAAATAAATTACCATCAATGGATATGGATAAATAGACCTCATCAGTGACTGTAATTTTAATGTGCGGTTGAGTGTCGATTTTAATCGGAGTAAAGACCGGAATTAAATCGCTTGTATTGTTATCGTAAATTAAAACGCCATTATCAAGCGTATCATCGATTGTTTCTGTTTCGACTTGGCCTGCAAGAACTTTTTGTATTTCTTCCCAAACACCATTTATCAATTTGTAATATTTCTGCATACCTTATCTTCCTCCGTAAATCGATGCCATGCCAACACGTTCTCTCAAAAATTGCGCTTCACGATTTCGTTTGTTCATATCAATACTATAACTTAATGCTTGAGTGCCAAGAGATACAGCAGCAGCCGCAATTCCGACCGGTCCTTGCAATGCCATTGCGACTAGTCCGGCAACTTGAAGACCTGCGCTTATATTTGCTTGACCCACGTAATCACCCGTTAAATTGCCGTAATTTTGAATACCATATTGCAATGCTCGTTTACCTACTTGAATTGCTACAACTTTGCTGACCGATCCGCTTGCTTCATTACTTGCTTCTTTTGCTAGCTTCTTTTGCGTTTGATCAGGAGTTGCTTTTGAAGTCGGTGATGGTGTGCCTTTCGATTCGGTTGCAATTAATTCAACATTTATGGGAATTCTATATTCTGTGTCCATAGAATCACCTACGATTTGGTTAATACAAGATTATATACTGAAGCTTTGTTTTCGTAAATCTCGGTAACGACTAATTTATTTATTGATATTTCATCACCATCAATTTTAAGCGTTAAAACAGATTGATTCAAGTCAATTTTTCCAGCAATTTGCTTTCTTAATTCGGTTTGCAATGCATCATTATTAACTTTAAGAAGCACGAAAGAATAACTTAGAACTGTATCGATAAGTAATTCCTCTTGACCATCTTCATCGATATATTGCACAGATTCGGTTACTGGAGTAGCAGACATATCATAACGATTAATATATTTAATATCATATTCTGTGGATCCAATTTTAAGTTTGCATATCGAAGGCTCGATAATTGCGTTTTCGGAATAAGTGATATTTAATAACCAATTTCCTGTAATGCAGTTGACGGTCCTACGTTCTAAATGAACTTTATAAGCGCCACCGATTTGAAAAGCATCTGAGTAAATCACTTGGTAATAATAGGTTGTTCCATCAATCTCAGTTTGATAATATTTTGCGTTGTTCTCTTTGGCGATTTGGTTTAAGATGCCAAATATTTCTTGCAAATAATTTGCTTGGCAGATAAAATTAATGCTAATCGGCAATGTGTTCATATCGAATCCATCAACCGATGAACGACTTGTTCCACCTGTATTAATTACCATAACTATTGCTTCTGGATCATCGTTGAGTGGCTGATAGTGAATGTCGTTACTGACATATACTTTACGATTGGTTACAGCTTCTAACTGCGCTCTTAAAATCTCTTTGTAATTACGTTCAAATGTCATAGTTTCCTCCTATGATACAAGCTTTCTAGCTTTTGCTTCTAAGTATTCAGCGCGCTTGATTTGTTTTTCTTTAAGTTCTCTTGTGTAGCCTCGAGATTCTAAATATTCATTAGCTTCATCTTCCGTTATTGCACCTTCCATAATTTGCTTAATAAGCGGCAATGCTTTTTCGATTCCTCTGTTAATCCAGCCTTCGTTAGGGTTTTTTTTCCCTTTTAAAGGCGCTTCGAAATTGTCCCAAGACTCTTGAGTATATTTCGCATAAGGCGCAATTTCGCCACCGACAGCTACATAAAAATATCCTGGCTCGCCTTCAATAACCCGAATGCCATCTAATGCAAGATTTCCGGTATCGTAAGGTGCTTCAGCTTTTAAAATCGTACAAAGCGCATCACAAGCAAGCTTAAGCCTATGAGCAATAGATTTCATATTCCATCGCACCTAAAAAAGCGTTTGAACGCACTTCATAAACTTGGGTTATATGATACTCATGCCCTTTGAAAAAGATAGTATCTTCAATTTTAAAATCCGCGGCTTTTGGATCGTCAGTTCTTAAAAGAAGGCTTTTCCCTAATCCCTTCGCACGTATTGTTCCTGTTAATTGATCGATTTGTTGAGGGGCCGCTTTGAGCGTGCTTGATAAATCCACGCAATTGAAAGCGTGAGAATTAACGTGACGCCTTAAAATTTCATGGTCCGGATCTAATACTTGTTTATGCCATATGGCTTGATCTGGAAATCGATAATTCATGTACATAGACTCATCCTCTCAATCCGGCATAAAAGAGTCCGGCATTCATTAATATTTTTTTTGCTTGTGGGCTAAGGGTGCGTTTTCTTAATTCGTCAATTGGAGTAAGTGTGCCACTAATAGGATCATAACCGGATATGTAATTAAAGTCACCAACTACAAATACATAAGCCGCTTGTTCAAGAATTGCTCTATAAATCGCATCTTCTTGCGCTTCAGATAATCCTCGTTCTTTCCAACGTCTATAGTTTGGGTTCCGCGACATGATTTCTTCTTCAATCATCATCTCAATTCGGTTAACGAATGCAACGACTTTATTTGTTTCTAAATCATTTGCCGGCAAACGTTTCTCTAAATCGATACCAGCTCTAAATAGAAAATCTTTTGTAAATGTTTTGATTTTTTCTTCGGTCATATATAACCTCCATTTAGTAAAAAAATAAGGGGAGGAAGTATTTATCCTCCCCACAAAAATTAAAAGGGTTTTTAAGTTTAGTGATAATTAAGACTAGGTCTATTCTGTATATTCGGTTGTGTCGATATCAACAGCGATCGAATCGATTTGACCGTCTTTTCCATTAGGGAAAATGAATGTGTCATAGTCTTCGCGTTGCTGGAATAGCCATCCGTCGCCAAGTGTATGAGCGCCTGGTGCGAAGAAATAAATCGAACTAATTTTTGGAACAGTTACAACAGTTTCGGTTGATGCAGCTAAGACGTTGATTTTCTTAGAGCCCTCAACTGGAGCGGTTGTTAATTCGTAATAATTTTCAATGTCTTCTACATCTGGTGTTGTAACTTTTGTGTAGGTATAAGGTGCAGACTCGCCTGAACGAGTGTAATAAGTTTTTCCTTCAACAATTGCCACGTCTGTAGTTTTTGTATAAACCGCTTCAACCTTAGCGATAGGCTCAAATCCACCGTTTGTTGGGTTGAAATTGAATTTATTATAAAAACGGTCTTCATCGATTGCTTCTAAGATAGGAACGCCATCAATCATTGTATAACGAGTTTCAATGCCGATGCCGCCATCGGGAATAACAGTCATTTCAACCTTGCGTTGTAATTGAGTTGATAATTCAAGCAAATCCATTACAGCGCTACGAACATAAACAACAAGACTTCTTCGATAACGTTTCACTTTTGCGATTACGCTTTTGATTTTGGTTAAAACATTGTTTTCAGCATAAGAAGAGATTGCGGTGGAAGAACTATATGCGCTTCCTAAAGATTTGGCTGTTGTTGCGACTTTACTGAAGAAATACGCATCTTTTTCTGGAACAGCTTGTGTTCTTTGGAAAACCATTGCGACATTTTGCGCGGACGCGATGTAATTTGTTTCATCAACATCAGCTTTATCAACTAAGAATTCGATATCACGAGAAACATTCACGGTGAATTCGAAGTCTTGTTGAGTAATTTTACCACGATTCCATCCACCAGTTCTTGCGTGGTTTTTGTAGCCAGAAGTTGACATTTGCGTGAAATGGAATGTTTTTGCGCCCAGCCATTTAACATTAGGCACAATGAACGGACTTGTTAAAGCCTCTTGGATCATGATTGGGAGTAATACTGGGCTGAATTGCTCAGCATAATTTAGAGAATGAACTACAACAGACATTAATTATTAGCTCCTTTCAAATTAAATTTTTTAAATGCCTTGCTTGTGCTTATTCCACGGTTTTGGATTCTCTACCGGTGCTGGATTTCCCATTCCTGGTTTTGTTGGAATACCACCTGGAATAATTGGTGCTCCGCCTCTTGGCGGTATTGGATTTGGTGCTTCTTCGAAGATATAAGCGTGCGTTTTCTTTAATCCCTCGATTTGTTCGTTTAAGCCATAGAATTTGCCTTCTTTGAAAGTTATTTTTGTGTTGTCAATCTTGGCCTTAAGCAAATCGATATCTTTTGCCTTATGCTTCGATAATTCGGTTTGGAAAGCGAAGTCGTATTCTTGCTTTTGGATTTTCGCTTCATACTCTTGCTTTTCTTTGGTGTATGTAGCTTGTAAATCCTCAAATTTCTTAGTTAGTTCTTCGTTGCCTTTCGCAAATTTTTTTAATTCATCAAGCTGTTTATCCCGTTCGGCTATTTGATTTTTATGATCCTTAACTTGGTTGTTCACTTCATCAAATCTTGATTTAGGGATGAATTCGCCTTCACCGAAAAAATAATTTGCACCTTCTTTGAGCTTCGGTTTGATATGTTGTTCGAACACATCTTTACCTACTAATTCGATAAGTTTTTCCATAATTTTTGCTTTCTCCTTTCGTACGCTTTTTTACACGGTGCGACCGTGATTTGAAAGTTTGGGAGGCTATCGCTTACCAGCGAGATTTTGGGTATAATAAAAGCACCTCGTTTTAAGATGCTGTTATTATCGTTTTGGGTTGGTGATTTGTCTTTTAATTTTTTTAATGCATCCTCATAATTCAAAAACACATACTCGCTTTGAACCGGAATGTCGGGTGTTAATATGCCATTTTCACCTATTTCTATTTCTTTCGTTTTGCATCCTATCAGTATAAAGGCGAACGCAAGAAAAACCAAAAATAAAAGTATTCTTTTCATGTTAATTTCTTTCTTTCTTTTTAATTTTCATGAATGATTTTTTGGAAACTTCATCCTCACTAATTCTTGTCCGCCATCTATAAAATGGCCGCCCATTTCTCATTGAGAATGCTTCATAATTTTTGTTTAAATATTGCCACTTCTTACGTAATCCACTCGCTTCTTTAGTAAATCCTGCTTGCCTTAGCAATCTTTCTTCGGCTTTTAAGTTCCTAATCGTATTTTCATAATTCCTTTGCCTTTGGTCGATTGCATATTCACGCTTAATTTCTTCTACGGTATAATCAGTCGGTGGATGGCTTCCTGGTCGATATTCGATTAAACGATGCCTGCAGTTATAGCCATTGATGATGGAATTGCCACCGTTAAGCTTTAAGACGTCCGCAAGCGGTGTGTATCTGATGCCATTAATCGTTCCGCTTGTTCCGTCGAGAGAATATAGCTTGCCTTGATGCGGAGCGCATCTTGGAGAACAGTTTGGGTGGCTTGAGGTCCATACTAGCTTAACGCCATTATCAACTAAGTTCTTGACGTCTTTGAGATTAGCATCATAACGAATAGCCATCTCGACACGATTTCTTAGAGACACTTTGACTGGTTTCCCATCTTTGGTAAGTCTAGTGCTGATTGGTGGATCGGCTGCGATTGCCTTTAATCCTAACCTGACACTGTTTTCGTAACCCTCGATTAATGCTCGTCCTTTTGCGTTAAAGTCCATATAAGGCCTGAAGTTATCGATAATTTGCTTTGGACCGTTTTTGAATATTGCGTTTAGGTCTAAAGCGTAAAGCGTTGTGGTTGGTACCACGGTTAAGACTTTATTGCGTAAGTTGTGGTTTACAGTTTTGATAGTTTGGTTAAGTTCATAATACCATTTTTTAGCACTAACGACAAAGCCGTTCCGGATTTCTTCCTTTAGCGTTGGATCGCGAATTTTCTCACACGCTTCAGCAATCACTTTATTAAGTTGCTTTGTTAGTTCCTCTTGCGATGCGCCTTGTAAAATTGCTTGCGTGATTAGTTCTTTGATTTTGGTTGTTGCGCTCTGAAGTGCCACAATCATTGGTCCAGACACCGATGCATCAGGACTTAAAATTTGTCTTGGTGGATTATTGTTCGTTGCCACCGCCAGCACCTTCTACTTTTTTGTCGATGTTTTCATCTGGGTTGACTTGTTGACTTTCTTCGTCTTCGTTTTCGATTTCGCTAATGCCGGTTAATTCTGGCAGATTATTAGGATTATCGAAGCTCATGCCTTCCTCAAAACGAATGCGGTTAACTTCATCCATAATTTGTGTTTCGGACCAATTCGGATGAATATACCTGATTGCTGTTTCTGTTGAAGCTACACGATAACTTGATTTTGCTGCGCCCCAAGTATCGATAATTTCTTTATCTGAATTTTGAATATAGTCTGGGAATTCAATTGCGACATTGCAATTTGAAAAATCAATTTCGAGTTTGTTTAAGCCTTCTTGCTCGACACCGAATTGTTTTTGGATCCAAGCATTAAGCGAGAGCATTTGCAACAAAACTTTTTCCATAAACGGAATCCAAGACTGAAGCTTAAGATTTCGTGTTTCTAGTGTTGTCTTGTTTTTTTCTTGTTGTGATTTGTCACCTAAGTTCATTGCAACCATTCCGGGATCGCCAATCGCTAGCGGTGATAATCCCATTTTGTTAAGTGCAGCTGTAAGAAGCGTATCATATTTCTTTTGTAGTGATTCGTGCTTATCGTTGATTTCTGTCACTTCAATTTTGTTTTGAGCGTCTTGGTCGATATCGCCAGTGACTTTAACATAGTTTGTAACGAATGGATCAAGTGGTTGTTTCTCGCCATTTCTATTTGTTGGGATCATATTTTCAGGCACGTAGCGCCGCGGCTTATTATTCCGGATTTCTGAAACCATTTCACTAAAGACTTCATCGAGTGCATCGAAAATATTATGTGCGCCTGCATAATCGCTCGCTCCATACGGACAATTAGGGAATTCCGCATTCGGTAGTTTATTTGGCTTTTCAAATGCAAGCATACCGATTATACCTTCGAAAACAAATTCATCCTTTAGATTTGCAGTTTGTGTGATTGTTGTTAAAGGCACTTCTTTTTCGCTTCCGGTGGATTTGTCTAATGCATACAGCTTGTTGATATACATTGCGAAACCTTTTTCGTTAGTGGTGTGCGTTTCTTTGTGAACGTATAGTTTATCGCCTATCGTGTGATAGTTTTTAAAAACGATTGCAGTTGTGATGCCTCGTGTCTTAACTAACTCAGCATTCATCACGCTAGCAATCTCGAATATCGGATACTCAGATAATTCAATATCATAGCTCCACTTAGCAAAAAGATGACCGAAAACTGATTCAGTAACTGCACCGTTTCTCAAGTGGTCCACAAGCTCAGTTTTCTTTTTAAGGATTTCTAAGTTCTCCGTTGCTAGCTTCGATGCTTTATCATCAATCTCATTCGTTGGCTTCCCGTTTTCGTCAGTTTTAAAAATTTCAACTCTTGAAGTAAAACCGTTGCCGAACAAAATAACACCCATTTTGTTCGCAGCCGTATTTGGAATGCCGGTATGTCGCTTGATAACATCACCAGGAGCAGTTTGCCAAAAATATTTTAAATCGCCAGTTACTATTGGATGCGTTCCATAAAATTGTCTTAATAACCGTGGTTTACCAATAAACCAAGCAAGATTCTCTTGTACGCTTAAGGTAAATTCGAGGTCCGGCGCTATCTCGGTAAATGTTTTAAAGTGTGCCGGATTGAAGTTTGGTGTTTTGTCTTTGCCGGATTCTTGAAGCATTAGTAAATCCCTCCTTAATCGCTCTAATCGCCTTTCTCTAAACCAATCTCTAATTCCCATTTTAGATCACCTCTTTCGACGCTTTCATGAGTGCTTTCATGTAGCGTGTTTGTGCATATTCATCGCTGTCAATTAAGTCATTTAGCCATTCGTTCTTATCTTCTCGCTCTTCGCCTTCTTTTCCCTCAACCCATTTTGCAATTGAATAAGCTTGATATAATCTTTTGGCGAATGCCGAATCGGAATTAAAAAACGACCGTTTGGTCGCAAATAAAACGATATTCATATCAATGCGCTCTTTGATCGTAGCTTTATAAGATTCTGCGACTTCTGGCAATCCCATTCGCTTAAAGTCGCCTTGTATATCACGGATGAAATTCGCTTCTGCTGAGTCGATGAAAATGCCAGTAATTGGTAAATGCTTATACATTTGGCAAAAAGCAATTAGCTTCTTTTTCTTTTCCTCATATCCTAAGCCTTGAAACTCCCATCCATCAACAACCATTGTTTCAGAATTATCGTGCTTAAATGCACGAAGCGAAAATGAGTTCTTCGCACGCCCGGCTCCAATATCGACACCGATTGTGTACTTAAACCACTCTTCAGATTTAAATGGTTTAAACAGCTGTTCGCTCAAATAATCAAGATAAATAAGCTTACCAGGTGCGCCACGCTCGCCAAGAATTTTAATCGTGTAGTAATAACTGCCAACGGGATATATTCTAGATGCCGCCTCAATCTTCTCAGGTGTCATGATTGGATTATGCTTCATCGTGAAGTGCATATAATACCATCCGGCTTCTTTTTGCACTTTGTCCATATCGGCTCTAATTGATGCAGGTGCTTCACCAATGATCTTGCAGCGGTTGATGTATTTTTCATAAATCCAATGTGTCGGCACATCCCCATTCATGGTCCAAAGCGTTAAAGGCCTATTTGCGCTAGTTTGACGGGAGAAGCATTCATCGACAAATTGTTCTGATGCGGTATTTACTTCATCGACCATGATAACACCAAGTGTTTTACCTAAAATCTTTTTCCATTTGTTGGCATTCACTGTACCGGCTAAAAGGATCTTTTTCTCTCTTGGTCTTCCGGGTAAATCACATTTACAAGCGATGTAAAAACCTCCGATTTCATCCCTCGTTATTTTTAAATATTCAGGGTAAATATTTAAAAGACCATCGAATCCATCTAAAATATTATCGTTGATGGCATCTAAGTCTTGCGCCGCAATCAAATGCATCTCTTCGTCACTATCTTGCACTGCTTCAAAAAAAGCATTTTTAATATCGACCGTTTTGCCTGAACGTATTGTCCCCTCGCTCACCAATAATCGGGTTTTAGGTGATAAAGCAACCGTCATGACATCGAGAAAACGGTCGTTAATAATCAGTTTCTTACTCATCGTTAAAACCTTCAACTTTGCGCCCACGAATAGCGTTAAGGATTTCTTCGTGCTGAGGATTGATTCTTTCGGTCGTGTCTTTAATCTCAACCTTGTCAGTGAACAGACCGTAACGCTTCATCAGTTGTTTGGCCGCAGATAATCGTTCTTTAAGACCTGCGGGCTTGTTGACTATTCTTGCTAGACTGTATCCGTCACCTCTGCCTTCTGTTACAACAACAGGATCTTTGACCTCGCCGCGAACAACTGAAGTAATAAATTTCAATACCTCATCTGCTGTTGCTATCTTCTTATCTTCTATTTTTTTGAGTTGTTCATCGATTGCTTGTTTAATATATAATTTTCTAAGATTGTCTGCGCCGCATTGTGCCGCTGTTTTCTTTGAATACCCTGCTTTAATGGCTGCGTCCGTTGCATTTCCACTAATAATATAATTATCTATAAAGCGTTTTTGCTTGAGTGTTAGTTTTTTTTTACCGGTTTCAGTATCCGGCTTCTTTTTTTTCTTTTTAGGCTTAATCTTATTCTTAGCAACTGTTTTTGGCGATGCCTTAACGACCTTTTCTAAATAGGTGTTATTATCATTTTTTGCTTTATTAATATC